TTTTTTTGGAGAGCCGACTAATTCTGAAAGTTCTTCAAAGTGTTCCCTATTGGATTTTAGTTTTTTTAGTAACTGAAATAGATTGTGTCCACCTTGGTTGGATACCCAACAATGCCATTTGCCAGTCTTTATGTTTATTTGTAGTTTTGGTTTATGATGATGTACGAATGGAGACCACCAAACATATTCGTTTAGTTTCTTTACAGGCTTTCCATTGTTACCTATTACTCTATTCAGTAGGTTTATTATTTTCATTTATCAGTTCTATAAATTTCTCAATGTTTATTACAGCGTATGTCTTACTTCTGTTTCTTTTAAATATCAACACAGGATCGTAAACACCACAATTTTCTTCAGCTTGTTGTAAAGAATCCCAAATATTTATCTTTTCTTGATTCTTACATTCGAATGAGTATGGTATTAGTCTACGAGCTGCTGGAGATAGTTTGATGTCTTCACCAGTCTCACCCATTATTGCTGAACGGATGTCATCTGGTTCTAAGTCTGAGAATGTCTCCAATAACAAATCCCTAACTTTGTTTTGTAATCTCCAAAGACCACTACCTGAAACTAATCTACTAAATACTGTCCAACCTTTACCACTTTCACTAAGATTAGCGAAACTACGAACTAATCCATCATTAGATTCAGTGACTATATCCATAGCATTTCCAATGCTATATAGGTCATCTTCTATTGCCATTACTTCATACTCCGTTGGGCTTTTTCAAGTTCTTCTGCCTCTAATTTTTTAACTTCACCATGTATTGCTAACATTTCTAATGCAAGTGATATAGGCATATTATAAACTTCCATAGGGCTAATACTAAATGCTTGCGCTAATGTATATACCATTAATCTTGATGCTGTTTTAGGGTCACTAGACCCTCCTTTCAAAACAGCGCGGTATTTTCGTCCTTTCCCTCATCAGCCCCCAATAAGTCACCAAAGGGGTTAGGTAAAATTTCTTTTAATTGATTCCCAATATAGGGATTGAGTCGTAACATATCAATGGTTGATAATTGTGGTTCTGTTTTTTCAACAAAGTTCTCAACCATATATCTATACATCTTATTTAAATCCAAATCAAAGTTCTGTGTTTTTGAATCTATATTCAACACGCTAGATAGCGCGGTTTCTACTTGAAGCCATGTAGGTTCTTTAACCCAAATTTTCAAGTGTTCTTCACTATCGGGAGATACCTTCAAGTGATGGCATTCTGTGTTTACTGCTGCAAACAATTTATTCTTATCTGATACTACTTTCTTTTCCATTTTTTCCACCTCATAAACCAACAAACAAACAGTTGGTGGAATTTAATCTATTACTTTTTCTTTGTAGTTTTTTGCACCTTTTTAGTCGCTCCTTTGGGAGCAGTTTTGACGGGCTTAGTAGCCTTAACAGGGGGAGTTGTGGGTTTAGGGGCCGATTTTTTCGCCTCTTTCTCAGCCAATAATCGGGCTTTTTTATTAAAAATAGGCATAATACATCATCATCCTTGAATAATCCAACCACCAGTGTATGTAGCGGTTGCTAGAGTTCTAGCCATAATAGTAACTGAAACTTCAACTGGCCCTTTATCATCAGGAAGTGGAACATCAACAGAACTAATAACATAATCTTGGAATTGTAGGCTAAAGGTTTCTCCAGTATCTTTCTGGAAGTTAAACTCTAATTCAGCAGAACTACCTGTTTGTTCAGTTTGAGTTCTTAATTCATCCCAAATCTTAGTATCTGTAATTAAACAAGTAGCACTAATTTCATAAGTTCGTTGTGCTGGGATGTGTTCAGACATAATCTGTCTATTATAGGTTCCAACATATCTTTGTTGTGTAAGATTATTATTAATTGTAATACTTGCAGTTTTAACTCTAGCAAAGTTAGCACCAAATATCTTCAATGCACCATCAAAGTATTGGAATGGTAAATTAAAATCTCTTGTTGCTGAAAAGTTAAATAAAGAACTAACTGCTGTATCTGTTGTATCAATATCACCAGAACTATCAACAGAGCGTTGAATAATATACTTTGTTGGAACATCGAATTGTCGCCTACTAGCAATATCAACAGATGCTTTAACTTCCTGTCCTTCTTCAAAATTCAAAGTTAATGTATTTACTTGATTGCCAGTAATAACCCTACCATAGATATTTTGATTATTAGAATTAGTATCAACCTGTTTAGTAGTATCTGATTCTTTTCGATAACTTAATTCTAAAGCAAAAGAAGGTAAGCGTTCTGCATTAGCAGGACTAAAGGTATAATTTAATTTATTTGTGCTAAAATTACCTGTTGTGATTGGAGTGTATTCTGCTACATTACCTGTTGTAGTTCCTGCTCTCAATGGAGGACAAACCGCTTCTTTAGTATTACCTGAACCTTTCAAAACCTTATGGAAAAATGGGCCACTAATATCATCAACAACAGTTACTAATGTATTATTATTAAATAATACGTCACCATCCTCATGACCAGAATTAGCCGTCATTGTAATATGAGTTGTATCAGCATTAGTATAAGCAGTTCCGGGTGTTTCTGCATCCAAAGCACTAATGCTTCCAAGAGCATAATAAAGCCAAGACATATTATTTAATGAAATATCTAATGATGCACCACTAACTGTTTCTGCTCCTTTGAATTGAAAGCCAAAATCTCTTGAATCTCCAAATGCTAAGTTTAATTGTTTCATTTCTACATCAACAGAAGGAGGACTAAATGTATTTACAAGACCTAACCAATTATCTGAATTTAATATTCTTCCTTCATCAACAAATAATGGTGCGGAAGAGATACCACTATTTTGACCATTGGCTAACATCTTAATTGTTGTAGAATCATGAATAGAGCCTACAATACCTAATAAGTTTGAACCTGAAATTGTGGCTGATTTGTATAGTTTATCACCAACATTATAAATTGATGAATCAGCAACAGTAACAGAAGAAGAACCAGTAGAAACTGATGTTGATTCATATGTTTTAACTGAATAAGGAGCAGGACAAGGTGCGCCAAAAGGTTGAATTTCTACGTCTGTTACAGTTCCAGTAAAATAATCATTAGCAACACCAGTAAAATATAATGCATCTGTCGAATTGAATGCAATTTCAGCATGAACTGTAATATCACTTACAATTTTAGCCATGCAACCAGTATATAAATCTGGAATTAACTTGTAAACTTCTCTAAAATCATTTCCAACGGGAACTCTAACTAAATGTGACCTTGATATTCCATCAGCATGAGTCATTGCAGTAATACCTGCTTGAGAAGTAACAAAAGCAGATTCTAATTGAATTGTATCAACTGTTCCTTCACCTACATTTAAGTAAGTTTCTGGAATTAAACTTACAGATGCACCTGCTCCGATAAATACTTCATTACTCATTTTATTTCACCTAATCTGCACATTCAGCGAATCTTTTTAATTCTACCGACATTTTATACCCTAACAATCTTTTACCTCTATCGTTAGCCTCACTTCTTCCTGTTAATTTAATCATACTTGCTTTTCCTTCTACATTATCGCTAATATCTGTAACTTTCGGAAGTAATGAATTAGATTCTAAGATGTAGCGAACCACGCGGTATAGGTCTTTAAGCCTATCGCGGGCAAATGTTAGACCTGTGGAATCATCGTTTCTTCTTTGTAATACTCTTAAATGTAATGTAAGCCCATAAGTTTCATTTCTTGCTACATGGTCTATTGTTGGGTATTCTAAACTTGCTGAATCTTCAAAGAAAACAATAACTGCTTTTTGGTCTACATCTACTCTATTACCTCTATTTGGTTCAATAGAACGTATATCAATAAATAAAGGAGTATTAGTATTACTAGAAGATATATCGCCTCTAGATAGTAATGCAGATGAAGCAGATGACCAATTATCAGAAATCAATCTAATTACGAAAGTGATTTCATCCATTTAGACATATCCTCCTGTATGCTTTTTACTATTTTTTGTTCTAATATATCTTGAGCATTTTTAATTATTTGTTCATCAGAAAAACTAATATCAAATCCTATCATTTTAGAAACTTCTTTAAGTGATTCATTTCTTTCTCTTTCTATTTCAATTAATCTTCTAAATTCTGTGATTAATTTAGTTCTAGACATCAATATCACTCAATTAAGAATACAATATTTTTCTTACCATCAATAATCTTATTCGCTTCTTCAAGTAGAATATCATGTTTTTCTTTTAATGAAATCCCTGATTGAGTATCTGCAATTAAGATAGAATTATCATCATGTCTAATAACTTCTGCTGCCACTAATTTTGTAGCAGCGTCATGAATAGCAGAATTAACTCTTTTAGAACCAGCAACATAAGTTACTCTAACAGAATGTTTCTTAAGATAAGGATAGTTCTTCAAAAAGAATATTTTCCCTTCACTATTAATAGTCCAATAATCTCCTAATCTTTTCATAGTTTGATTATCTGTAAAGGCAGTTACAGTTGCTCCTGAACCTTGAACACTAATACCACAATTAGTTCCATCATCGCCCGGTAATTTAGAAGAAATAATTACTTTAGTGCTATCTTCTGAATCTGTTGTAGCATAAAAGAAATCTGATACAGAAAAAGAATCACCACCTTCTTCTCCTATACTTTTAGCAGAAGTAGCACCAGTAAATTCAGCAGTTTTATATGGAAATATTTCATTAATACATGCTACTAATTCTTGTGCAGTAGTTTTAGGGCCATAAGAACGATTAAATCTAGTAGATGCTCCACCTGATTCTGCTGAACGTATTACAAAACTATGTGGCCCAACAGTTAATGTAATACTAGTTAAACTACTTAATGAGTTACTTAGAGTAACTGTTGCAGTAGCGGATGCTAAATCAAGATAATTATTACCTTGCCAAACTTCTAACCTTAGTATCTTTCTTACATTAGAATGGTCTAATTGAACGAAACCAACATAATCAATATAATATGCCATTGGTTCATAAGGTAATCTACTAAATTCAAAATCGTGATATTCATCATTATAAATTACTGGACGAAAAGATGTTTTTGTAGAATCATCAATTTTACCTTCTACTCTTTTAATTATTTTTCCAACCTCTGCAAGAGTTGGAGTAGTATTATCATCAAAATCTGCTATTTGTAACAGGCTTGCTACGTCAGAAGCAGTTGTATAATAACCTCTTCCCGCAGTATAATTTACATCAATAGCGGTGTAATCGCTTGGGGAAGAAAAAGTAGTCATATTTGCCTCACTTCGTTATTAAGGGTTGAATAGTTTCTAGATATAACATTTAATACTTCTTGTAAATCTTTTTGAATTTCACCAGAACCTTGTCTAACCCTAATTTCTTGTGGTGTAACTTTAACTCTAGTTCTTCCAATGTTAGGAGTAATAGTATAGTTTGTTACTTGTAAAGTTACTTTTTCTGTTTTAGCATTTTCACCTATTTCTAATCTAAAAGTTTTAAAGGTATCATATTTTAATCTTCCATTTTCATCATAATTAGCAGAAATGTGAGTAGCATTTAAATCTGATTTATATATTTTATCTAACATTGAACCGGGATTTCTATTACTGCCTTCTACAAATGAAGAAGTTTTAGAGAATAAAGCCTTTTGAGAAGTTTCACTCGTTTCTTTTTCTACTGTATAACCTATATCTGCTTTATCATATAATTCTGTTATCTGTTCATGGGTATCAAAAATTTTTGTTGTAATACTTTTTGTTGGTAGTTTTTCATCTTTTTCGTCAGCAGTTTTTGAATATTCAATAGGATATTTTTTATTCATTTCGCCTTCCATTTTATATGTGTTATGTTCGTGTTTTATATCAGGATATGCCTCTCTTAAATTATTATTTAAAATAGCATTTCTTAATTCGCCCTCTTCTACTTCTTTTTCTGAATCAGCAACACGTTCAACACCGAATAGTTTTCCACGAATAAAACTATCAGTTAAATTAGAAACAGTAAAACCCTCTAATATTTCCTTATTACCGAATCTCTCAGATAAGGTTTTTCTATATTGAAGGTCTTCCTCGGATTCAATTAATCCAGCCTTTATTAGTTTTTCTCCTACTTCACCAGTAAAGAAATCTAATAAATCAGTGTTGGCTACTTTTGTTAATTCGCCTTCTATAATATCTTTTAATTTATTTTCATTTTCTTCGGAAACTACTTCATTGACATCTAAATCCTCTAAAAAATTATCATCTATCTCTCTAAGAGAAGTTGAATAATCACTTACTAAATATGCAAGCATATGACTATTATAGCGTTCTTTAATTTCTTTTT